TCTCGCTGAAATGATGGGAGGGTCGGGTACGGGGAATTTTTGATTGAGGTGGTGATATGCCGAATGAGCGAAACCTTATACCGTTCGATGAACGAACAGAGGAAGAGCAGAGAGAAATACGATCCTCTGGCGGCCGTGCATCCGGCGTGTCACGGAGGCGGAAAAGAAGTCTGAGAGAGGCAGCGGATTTGTACTTGTCTTTGCCAGTTGCGAACCGCAAACGCTGGAACGCCATAGCAAAAGAGGGCGTTGACCCGGAGGACATCGACAATCAGATGGCTATGATTATCGGGCTGACGCAAGCTGCGATGGGCGGAGATGCCAAGGCGGCAAAGATTATTATGGACCTTTTGCCGGAAAGTGATGGGAAAGCGCCGCTGGACCAAGTGGAGGATGACCCCATTACCAAGAGCTTGAAGGAGGAAGCCGATGGCCTTCTCTGAGAAACAGCGGCAGATCATGCGCTTTCCGTACACTGACTATGACGCTTTGATATGCGATGGCGCAGTCCGAAGCGGCAAGACCTCCATCATGTCCCTGTCTTTCTTCCTGTGGGCAATGGGGAATTTCAACAACTGCGCGTTTGCCTTCTGCGGGAAGTCCGTGGGTGCAGTGGAGCGGAACATCGTGGTGCCGCTGCTGTCCGTGGTCTACCTGAAACGGAATTTCGATATCCGATACAACCGGGGCGATCATGTGATCGTTGCCCGACGGGGGAACCGGGAGAACCGGGTTTACCTGTTCGGCGGAAAGGACGAGAGCTCGTACACCCTGGTGCAGGGCGTGACGCTGGCGGGGGTACTGCTGGACGAGGTGGCGTTGATGCCCAGGTCCTTTGTGGAGCAGGCGCTGGCCCGGTGCTCTGTCAAGGGGAGCAAGATGTGGTTCAACTGCAATCCGGAGAACCCGCAACACTGGTTCCGCCAGGAATGGATTTTGCAGCCGGAGAAGCACAACGCCCTCCACCTGCATTTTCTGATGGACGACAACCCGTCTCTGGACGAGGAAACCAAGGCGCGGTATCGCTCCATGTACAGCGGCCTCTTTTACGAGCGGTACATCCTGGGCCGCTGGGTCATGTCTGAGGGCCTGATCTATGACATGTTTGACCCGACGGAAAACGTGTATCGAGAGCGGCCTGCCGGGATGTATGACCGTTCTCAGCGCTATATCGCTTGTGACTACGGCACTACCAATCCGACGGTGTTTCTGGATATTTATGACGACGGAGAACGCATCCGGGTAGACCGGGAATACCGCTGGGACAGCCGGAAAGAGCGCCGGCAGAAAACAGATCAGGAGTATGCCGACGACTTCTTGGAATTCATGGGCGGCACGGATGCCACGGTGCTGGTGGACCCGTCCGCAGCGTCCTTCATCGTGGCTCTGCGGCAGCGAGGTGTATACGTCCGGGAGGCGGACAATGATGTGCTGGATGGGATACGCAAAACCGGAGCCCTGCTGAACCGACGGGAAATCCTGATCCATGAGCGGTGCTCCGGCCTGATTGATGAGCTTGGGACTTACTTATGGGACGAAAAGGCGTCCCTGAGAGGTGAGGAGAAGCCGGTCAAGCAGCAGGACCACGGGCCGGACGCCCTGCGCTATTTTGTGAATGATTTACCCGATTGGAGGTTTGAAGGTGTCCAGACGGCATAAGACCCGCCCTGCGGGGAATCAACCGAATACAGAGGCGGTCAGCGTCCAGGACGCGTTCTCCAATCCCCTGTTCCGCCTGGGGTGGGGCAGTCAGTCCCCCTTGGAGGCCACAGAATACCCCTTAACCCGGATGACCGACAACTACGCCCTGCTCAATTCGCTTTACCGGGACAACTGGGTGGTGCAGAACGTGGTCGGCCTGATGGCGGATGACATGCTGCGTGAGTGGTACAAGCTCAAGGGCAGCTATACTCCGGAGGCCCTGGACGCCCTGAGCAAGGTGGAACGGGACACAAGGCTGCGGGAACGGATCAACGAGGGCCTGCGCTGGGGGCGTTTGTATGGCGGCGCTGCCGGTCTCATCATGATCGATGGGCAGGACGACCTCTCCAAGCCCCTGGACATGGATATGATTTACCCCGGCAGCTTCAAGGGCCTTTACATTTTGGACCGCTGGCAGGGCATCACGCCCAACATGGAGCTGGTCTTTGAGGGGGGAGACCCGGTCCCCGAAAGCTACTCTATCACGGACGCCCGGGGCCGCACGGTGGTCAATGTCCATCACTCCCGGGTGGTTCGGTTCACCGGCCGGGACCTGCCGTTTCTGGAGCGGGTGGCGGAGATGTACTGGGGCGAGTCCGAGGTGGAGGCCCTGTACAAGGACGTGGTGGCCCATGACAACGTGAGCGCCAACATGGCCGCGCTGACGTTCCAGGCCAATATCAACACCATGGAAGTCAAGGGGCTGGAGCAGTTGTTCTCGATCGGCTCCAGTCAAGCCCAGCGGCGGTTCTGGAATGTGATGCAGGCCCAGAGCGTGCTGCGGTCCAATTTTGGCACGCAGCTTGTGGAACAGGGCAATCAGATCAGGAATACGCAGTACACCTTCACTGGTCTGCAAGAGGTCTACGAGTCCATGTGCCTGAACCTGTGCGGTGCCTCTCATTACCCTGTGACAAAGCTGTTTGGGCGCTCCCCGGCGGGCATGAACGCCACGGGCGAGAGCGACCTGAAAAACTACTACGACTATGTGGGCAGCCAACGGGAGGCAAAGGTGAGGCCGGTCCTGCAAAAGCTCCTGCCCGTGCTGGCGTTGAGCGCGTGGGGAGAGGCGCCGGATGATCTGGAGGTTACCTTCCCGCCGCTGTGGACACCCACGGCGACGGAGACAGCGGAGATCGCACTGAAAAAGGCGCAGGCCATTCGGGATACTTTCCAGGCCGGATTGTTCCAGGCAGACACCGCCATGAAGGAGCTGAAGAAGCTGGAGGACGAGACCGGGATGTTCGGCTGCATCAGCGATGAGGAAGTAAATGCCGCTGCCGGGAAGAACTACCAGGATGTGACTGCCCTGCGGGACCCTCTGATGGGGCTGGGATATGGTGAGATGAATGCCGACACTGAACCGGGCGCCGAATGAGCGGGAACAGCAGAAGCTGATCGAGATTTTCCTGAAAGCGGAAACCGACATCATCAATGAGATCGGGCGGCTCCGGTCCATGGGCAATGTGGATTACCATGCTGTGGCTGCGCTTGAACGGGTGCAGGCCATTCTCCGCAAGATGGAGTCCGACTCGTGGGAATATGTGCCCCGCATGATCGAGCAGATGTTTTACGTTCGGGTGCCGGAGGCCCGGCGCATCGCGGGAGAGACCCCGGCCAAGCACTTTATGGGCTATATCAATGCCATGTCGCTCACGGGTGAGCAGACGGCCATTGTGGACACGCTGGTGCAGAACCTGATGGGGGAGATCACCGATGCGGCCATGACGGCCATGGCGACCGTGCAGAGCGCCGTTGTGGGCCGCACAGAGCCGGATGTGTACCGGCGGGTGGGGCTGGAGCAGGTAGCCAATATGCAGGCCGCAGGGCGCGGGGCGAACATCACCGTGCCCGGATTTGTGGAGGCGCTGCGGCGGGAGGGCATCACGGCCTTTGTGGACAGGGCGGGGCGCAACTGGTCTTTACATACCTACTGCTCCATGGTGACCCGCACCACATCCCGGCAGGCGGAAGTGATGGCGGTGCTGACGGCGGACCCGGAGCAGGACCTGTACCAGATTTCAAGGCACGGCACCACCTGCGGCCTGTGCGCCCCCTATGAGGGCAGGGTGTATTCCAAGAGCGGCGCCGACCCGGACTTCCCGCCGCTGGCGGACGCATTTGGGAAAGTGGACCCGGATGGGCCGAACAGTCTGACGAACACCTATCTGAACATCCATCCGAATTGCCTTCACATTCTGCTTCCGTGGACGCACATGGGCCGGACGCCGGAGGAAATTCAGAAGATCAGGGATTTTTCCAATCCGGCCAGGAACCCGTACAGCGTGGACCCGCGGACCGAGAGACAAATCAAAGCCTACCGGAACAAGGAGGCGGCTCGGCGGAGCTGGCTGGCGGATTACCGCCAGTGGGAGCGGTACCGCATGACGCTGGGGGATTCGGTCCCCAAAACCTTCAAGACCTGGCAGGCGCATAAAACCGCCGGTGATGCCAAATACAAGGAATGGCAGAGTCTGTATCGCTGGGAAAACAAGCGTCTCAGCTTTCAGCCGCTGATTGGGCAAAGGACAGCGACGGGAATAGAGATCACAGGGATTTCAAGACACGCTGTTGACAGGGCGGTTTCGCGAGGCTTTGACATGGAGGGAGCGCTGGATGCCTTGCAGAATCCCATTAAAATTGGTACAATCAAAATAGACGATCATGGTATGCCAAGTCAGAGATTTCGCGGGAAAACTGCGGAAATTGTTGTGAATCCGGAAAACGGCAATATCATCAGCGGATGGAGGAAGTAGTGATGCGTCTCAAATTGACCGCCGGACAATGGGAGTTTCTCAAATCGCTTGGAGTTGAGGATAGGGACTATTCGCAGGATGAAATAGACGATATTGTCATAGAAGCCTTGGCGGATGAACTCATGCGGCATGGCTTTACAGAGAAGCAGGAGGATGTCAACGAAATTGGTGCCGCCTGTGAAAGCATGATTGATGCGATTGAGGGACAGAGATGACAAAAGAACTGCTGGATGCAATTCAGAAGGCACTGGATCAGGGCTTTCGGGTAGAGCTGATTAAGCTGAAGAGTGGGGAGATACAGGTCAACACCGTGTCCCGGAAATTGCTGAAATAAATACCGAACCCACGCCCGGAACGACGGGCGGGAAGGACCGAACGAGGTCAGTTATTGCAGATTTTGCAATAGCTGGCCTCTTTTTTTCTTTGTTTTGCGAGGTGAAGACATGGACTATAAGCGAGAATACATCGAGCTTTTGAAAAAGTCCCTGGCAGGAGAGAACGAGACCATCCGAATGTACCTAGCCTGCATGGCCGTGGCGCCCAACAGCGCCATTGCAAAGCTGCTGGAAATCCAGGCGGACGAGACGGACCACGTGGCCATCATCAGCGATCTGCTGCTGGAGGCTGTGGCCGGGGAGAGCGCCGACCAGGAATCGCTCGTGCCGGGGGTGGAGTGATGGCGGTTGCATACTACGGTTCCCACATCTCTGAGCACCTGGTCAAGACCCCGGAGGGCTATCTCATCTGCTATGCCGTTCCCATCAACCGGACAGGGACACAGATGTACACCGCCGGAGAGCTGGGCCTGGGCGGAGACCCGGAGCGGCCTGTTACGGTGTACCGCCTGGAGAAGGACGTGTTCGCCCCGGCGGCGCTGGCCAGCCTGGAGGGCAAAGACGTGACCCGGGGGCATCCGCCCGAAATGCTCAACGCGGAGAACCAGGCGGGTTACTCCAAGGGGCATCTGGAGAACGTTCGCCGGGACGGCGAGAACACCGTTGCAGACCTGATCATCAAGGATCCCGCGCTGGTAAACGACGTGGAGAATGGCGTGCTGCGGGAGGTCTCCTGCGGCTACAACTGCCAGTTTGAGCCGTACTTGGACGGATATAAGCAAACACATATCATCGGCAATCACGTGGCCGTTGTGCCGAAAGGCCGGGCGGGCTCCACGGTTGCAATACAAGACACCGCCCCGGAGGCGGAGAAAGGTGGAAACAAACACATGAACGAATTCTGGAAGTCTGTCCTCCACGCCTTTGGAATGGCGGCGAAGGACGCCAGCCCGGAAGAGCTGGACAAGATGGTGGAGACCACGGCCACCGCGCTGGACGCTGAGCCCGCTGAAAAGGCGCAGGAAGCGGAACCCGCGGAGAGCAAGACCGCCGAAGATGAAATGGTCGAGAAGGCCCCCAAGGGCGACGACCTGGGCAGCAAGCTGGACCGGATCATCTCCATGCTGGAGGCCAAGAGCCGCGGCGGCGAGGGCGAGCACCGGCTTCACGACGAGAGCGACATTGACGAGGAGATCAAGCGCCTGCTGGGCAAGGAAGAGGAGGGCAAGTCCATCACCATCCCGGTGGAGAATGACGCCTGTATGGACGCTGCCGCCAAGGACGCCGCTGTGGCTGTCCTGCGGAAAGTCCGCCCCGCTGTGGCCGCTATTGAGGACAAGCACGCCCGGGCGAAGGTCACCGATGCCCTGCTGTCCGCCGTGCGCGGCAAGGACGTGATGGGTGAGATCGCCAAGGCCGCGCAGGACAGCGCAAAGGCCGCCGCTGAAAAGACAAGCAAAAACACTTATGAAACCATGTGCGCGGAGTCCGAGGCCGCCTATGCCGCACGGAATCCCCACAAGAAGAAGGAGGACTAATCATGGCACTGAATCCCCAGGTGATCGGCACCAGTATGCCCCACGGCTTTGCTGGTTGCTATGCACGTCAGCCGGACATGATCGTCGAGACCCGCCCCTGCGGCGGCGATGACAAGATCGTGTTCGGAACCCCTGTGAAGTACGATGCGAACGGCAATGTGGTGGCATTTGCCGGAACCGGCACCACTGCCGCGCAGTTTGCCGGTGTGGCTGCCGCGGAGATCAAGAGCGCTCTGACCTATCTGGACCCGGGCAACGGACAGTTTGCTCCCGGCGAGGCGGTGGGCGTGTTCCAGCGGGGCAGCATCAACGTGAAGTGCTACGGCGCCACGGCCCCCAAGCTGGGCGGCGCGGTGTATGTGCTGCTGAACACCACGGAGACCGCGGGGCTGTCCAACGTGCCTGCCGGTTCTTTTACGGCGATGGAGGACGGCACCACAACCGCCAACACCGTGCAGCTGACAAATTGCCAGTGGGGCGGTCCCGCTGATGCAAACGGCGTGGCTGAGCTGGTCATCCTGACCCGCGCCAACGCCTGAAAGGAGGACTAACACATGAGCTTTACCAATGTTGGAACCACCAACGCCGGGGTGTTCACTGCCCGGACCCAGGGCGCAGTGACCGGCGTGCCCACCATGGACGCAAACGGCATTCAGTCCGGAAACGCGTTCCTGGTCTCCGAGCTGGAGAAGCGGGACCCGCTGATTCGCAAGCCCCTCACCAGCGTTACCTATCCCCGCGACATCGTGATCCAATCCGGTGGCGGCTGGGTGGATTATGTGTCCGCCATGACGGTGGCCTATGGCATGACCGGAGGCGCGGGCGCATCTCCTGTGACAGCAGGCAGTGCCAACGGCATCCCCATCGTGCAGGCCAGTGTGGACAAGGGCGTGTTCAAGGCCCACATCTTTGCGGCGGTCCTGCGGGTCATGTGGCAGGATATGCAGCGGGCCAACTACATCGGCCGGTCCCTGGACAATCTGCTGCAGGACGGCGTGCGAATGTCCTATGACAAGCACGTGGATCAGAACACCTATACCGGAATCACTGAGTATGGCACCACGGGCCTTGTGAACAGCCCCCTGGCGACAGAGACCACCGCCGCAGCCACCGGCACCAGTTCCGGAACGGAGTGGAGCACCAAGACGCCCGATCAGATTCTGAACGACGTGAACACTGCCCTGCTGACGGTTTGGGCGGCCAACGGCTACGACCTCTCCGCCATCCCCAACCACATCCTGCTGCCCTATGAGCAGTATAACTACATCATGACCACCAAAGTCACCGACCTGGCCACTGAGACCATCTTCGACTTCCTGATGAAGAACAACGTGGCGGCCAAGAACGGCGGCGACCTGTTTATCGGCGCAACGGCCTGGTGTAATGGTGCGGGCTCCGCCGATGCAGACCGCATGGTGGTGTACGTGAACCACGAGCGGTTTGTGAAGGAGGACGAGCTGGTGCCCCTGAGCCGGATCATGTCTCAGCTCAATGTGGAAAACATCTGCTACGACACCGCTTACATGGCGAACCTTTCCGAGGTGGAAATCTTCTATCCCACCTCCATCCTGTATGTGGACGGAATTTGAGGTGGCTGTATGTTTGTGCTGAGCAAACGGAACATCATCCTTCCCGCGCCGGATGGCTCCGCGGCTGTCCGGCTGCGGGCGGGCATGATGGAGACCGTGCCGGACTGGGCGGCGGAAACGCCTTACTTTAAAGCGCTGATGAGGGACGGGAAGATCGTGCCCTCCGGAACCTCCGACAGGGAGACCCAGATGGCGGCGGAAAAGAAGGTCAAGACCCGCCGGGGAAAAGAGACGACTGAGGAGTAAGAAAGGAGACTGCGGGCATGTACGGCTGGGGCAAACCTCAATTTTTCGGTGTGAAGGCCGCTGCGGCCAACATCGGGCACAGTGTTGGAAATTACACGGTAGAGGACTTCCGCACGGACTACCCGCAGTTTTTCAACAAAGAGGGATACTTCCTGGGCTCTCTCCCCATGCTGGAACAGATCATCCGGATGGCGAATGGGAGCATCCAGCCGGACCGGTGGCTGGACGGTTGGCGGTATGCCGTGGGGCTTTACGTGGCCCACTACGCCACCCTGTCCCTGAGAGGGTATGCGGAGAGCAACGAGACCCCCCAGCAGGCCGCCGCCTCCGGGGCGCTTGTGGGCATGGTCAAGAGTGCAACACTGGGCGACGCCTCCGTCACTTACGACACCGCCGCCATCACGGCGGGCACCGAGGACTGGGGCGACCTGAACTCCACCACCTACGGGCAGATTTTGGCGAACCGGGCGAAGCTGATCGGGATGGGAGGCACGATGGTCCTATGAACTGGCAGGATTGGTACACCGACACCATGAGCGTTTACCGGGTGCGGGAGGTCCTGGACGGCAATTTGACCCGGCATGAGCGGGCGCTGGTGTCCGGGAACATCCCCTGCCGCATCTACCAGAGCGACAACCGGCCCATCAACATGACGGAGACAGCGGCCAACCTGAAGGAGTCCGACCATCTGGCCTGCGACATCTCTGTGGATGTGCGGGCCGGGGACGAGCTGGTGATCACCAGAGGCGGACGGCTGGGAAAGCCGGGGCCGGTGATCCGGGCCTTTGCCGGGGAGCCGAACCTCTACTATGAGCCGTTCGGGGCCATTCTCCCCGGCCTGTCCCATCAAGAAATCCGACTGTTACAGCAGGAGCGTGTGACATGACACTGGAAGAGCGGATTGCACAGCTGCGGGATGTGGAGGCGCGGTTTCCCGGGGAGCTGACCGCCGTTGCGAAGGGAGCCACCATCCGGGCCGTGGAAAAGGCCGCGGAGCTGACGCCGCCCACGCTGGACGATCTCTCCGGCACCAATACCCGGTCCGGTGGGATGAAGCAGCACTGGGCCACGGATTCTAAGGTGACCCCTGTCAAGCGCGGCAGGAGCTACGTAACGCATTTGAACAACGATAAGCAGTACGCCTCCTATGTCAACGACGGCCACCGGATGGACCGGCATTTCGTGCCGGGATTGGTCATCAACCCGGAGAGCGGGATGCTGGAGTACAACCCGGACGGAAAAGGCGGCATCGTGGTGGGCACGAAGACCCAGTATGTGGAGGGGCTGTTCATGGCAGAGGCGGCCCATGAGGAATACCATCGGGTAGTTCGTGCGGAAGCGGAACGGCTGCGGAGGATGCTGGAATGAACTTCACGATTTCCACAATTGCAAAGAGTCTGGCGGACTATCTGGCCCCGTCCTTCCCCGGTGTGACCTTCTACGAGGACCCGAACCAGCAGGACAGTAAATCGCCGATGATGTTTTTGCAGCAGCGGTACGCCCACATCGAGCCCCGGCGGAACAACGGGTATTATCTGCGGCGGATCGGGCTGGACCTGACGTATCTGGTGGACTACAACCTGCCGGACTTGCAGCAGCAGTACCAGCAGGCGGCGGAACAGCTGGACCTGCGGATGGAGACCTTCCCTTATTCGGACGGAACGGACACCGCCCTGCTGCGGACCTATGAACGGGAGTGGCGGATTGACCTGGACGCGCTTCACTACAAGTTCGAGCTGCGGGTGTGGGTCACCATTCCGGAGGACAGCGTGAAGATGGAGACCATGGACTACGACGAAAGGCTGAAAGATGGCTAAGAAATACAGGCGGGAGGTCCTGCTGCGGGACCCCCGATTTGCAAGATACCAGAAGGACTTCCTGGGAGTGGTCCTTTCCAAATCCGAATACACCATAGCCGAGGCCGAAAAGGCGGTCAAGGCATTTTTCAAACAAAAAGGAGCGTGATTTGTATGGCTGGCGGCACCTGGCAGAGCCAGAACAAGATTCGGCCCGGCGTCTACATCCGGTTTACTTCTAACCGGGACCTGGGGCTGACGGTCAGCGACCGGGGCACGGTGGCGATTCCGGCGGCCCTCTCCTGGGGCCCGGTGGAGACCGTACAGACCATTGCGGCCGGGGCGGACATGGTCCCGTACACGGGGTATGATATCACCGACCCCAAAAACAGGTTTCTGAACGAGATGTTCAAGGGCACCAACCGGACGGCGGCGCCCAACAAGGTCCTGCTGTACCGCCTGGGGGCGACGGGGCAGAAGCAGGCTGCGGCGGAGATCGCTCCGCTGACAGCGACGGCCAGATATCCCGGCGTCCGGGGCAATGACATCACCATCGTGGTGACCGAACTGACAGACCCGGCGGACGCCTTCACCGTCTCCACAGTGGTGGGCGGCGTGATCGAGGACCAGCAGACGGCCAAGACTGTGGAGGACCTGACGGCCAACGACTGGGTGACATTCTCTGGAACCGGTGCCTTGGCGGCGAGCGTGGGCGCGCCCCTCACCGGCGGCGCGGATGGCGCTCCAGCCTCCAGCGATTATACGGACTTCCTGACGGCCATCGAGCCGTACAAGTTCGACGTGCTGGCCTACGATGGCTCGGACTCTGCCGTGGAGGATGCCTTCCAGGCGTTCATCAAGCGGATCGCCGACGAGGAGGGCGCACAGTCCCAGCTGGTGGCGGCGGGCCTGACCAACCCGGACTCCCGGTACATCACCAACGTGAACTCCGGCGTGGTACTCTCTGACGGAACAGCTTTGACGCCCCAGCAGGTGGTGTGGTGGGCCGCTGGCGCCCAGGCAGGGGCCCGGTACAACGAGTCCCTGACCTACGCCGCGTACCCCGGCGCGGTGGATGTGACGCCGAAGCGGACCAATTCCGGGTATGAGGAGGCTTTGCAGAAGGGGGAGTTCGTGCTGTTCGCGGACGACGGCGTGGTGAAGGTGGAGCAGGACATCAACTCTCTGGTGACCTATACCACGGACATCACCGAGCCCTACCACAAGAACCGGGTCATGCGACTGCTGAACACCATCGCCAATGACATCTATGAGCAGTTCTCCGACGGTTTCATCGGCGTGGTGAACAACAACGAGGCGGGCCGGATGCAGTTCAAGAGCGCCATTGTGGGCTATCTGCTGGACATCCAGGCAAACAGCGGCATCCAGAACTTCGACGCGGAGGATGTGACCGTGGAGGCGGGGGAGGCCATCGACGCCATCGTGGTCAATCTGGCGATTCAGCCGGTGGATTCCGTGGAGAAGATTTACGTCACCATCTCGGTGAACTGAGGGAGGTGTGATACATGGCGTATTTACTGGCAAAGGACACCCTGAACGGCGCGGAGGGTTCCATCGTCGTGACCCGTGACGGCAAAAACTATGTGGTGGCCGGGATGCGGAACATCACCACCAACGCTGAGATGCAGTCCAACGATATGCGGGTCATCGGCACCCGGACCATCCAGGACAAGCCCAACGGCGCCAAGCTGACGGGCACTGGGAATATCTACTACGGCACCAACCTGTGGACGGACATGGTGCTGGAGTATATCCAGACCGGCGTGATGCCGGAGTTCGACATCCAGATCACCAACCATGACCCCACCACGTCCGTGGGCGCTCAGGTGATGGCCTATTACGGATGCCACCTGACCGGGACCGTCCCGCTGAGCATTCTCAATGACGAGGAGTCCATGCTGAGCTACGACTTCAACTTCGCTTACACCCGGGTGGCCCGGCTGCAATCGTTCAACGACCCGGCACAGCTGGGGAACTAAGGAGGAAACATGAGCAATTTGTCTGCGTTCCTGCATCCCGTGACGGTGCAGGAGGAGAAGGAGATCGTCATTTCCAGACGGTTTTTGGATGAGGACGGCAGCCCGGCCAAGTTCAAGATCCGGTCCATCACCCAGGACGAGGCGGACGCGCTGCTGAAGCAGTCCACCCGGACCGTGAAGAAGCGGGACGGCAGCCTGGAGCGCACGGTGGACGACCAGGACTTCAACCGGCGCTTGATCGTGGCGGCCACGCTGGTGCCGGACTTCAAGTCCACGGAGCTGTGCGGCGCCTATGGCGTCATGGACCCGCTGATGGTTCCCGGCAAGATGCTGTTTTCCGGGGAGTTCAGCAATCTTCTCCGGGAGATTCTGGACCTGTCCGGCCTTGGCGGTTCTGTGGAGGACGAGGCAAAAAACTGATCGCCGGGGACGCCTGGGAGGTTGACACGCTGGTGGCCTACTACTGCTTTGTCAACCTCGGGTGGGCCCCCGGGCAGTATGACGCCCTGCCCCGGCGGGAAAAGGCCCTGGTGCGGGTCTTTGCCCTGCGGAGCATGGAGGAGAACAAACAGCTGCAGGACAGCTTGAAAAAGAGGTGAGACCGTGGCGGTCATTCAGGACACCTTGCGTCTGAACGACGAATACTCCCGTGTTTTGCGGGACTACATCAACAATCTGACCCGGGCCGGGAGTGCCGCCCGGAGCAGCAGCGACAGCAACCGCCTGTATGGCGACAGCGCGGCCAATGCCGCCCGGCAGACCTCCGGGCTGGTGAGTGAGCTGCGCGGTCTGGCGGGGGCGTATCTTGGCATCCAGGGCGTGCGGGCGCTGACGGGGCTTTCGGACTCCATGACGAGCATCACGGCCCGGCTGGACATGATGAACGACGGCTTGCAGACCACGGAGGAGCTGAACCGGATGATCTATGAGTCCGCCCAGCGGTCTCGGGGCTCCTACCAGCAGACGGCCAATCTGGTGGCGAAGCTGGGCACTTTGGCCGGGGACGCTTTTTCCAGCAACCGGGAGATCATCGCCTTTGCGGAGCAGCTGAACAAGCAGATGGCCCTGTCCGGCACCACCACCCAGGAGGCCCAGGCGGCCATGCTGCAGCTGACCCAGGGCCTGGCCTCCGGCACCCTGCGGGGCGAGGAGCTGAACTCCGTGCTGGAGCAGACGCCTATGATCGCCCAGAGCATTGCAAAGTACATGGGCGTGAACACCGGGGAGATGCGGGAGCTGGCCTCCGAGGGGGCCATCACCGCTGATGTGGTGAAGAACGCCATGTTCGCCATGGCGGACGAGATCAACGCCAAATTTGAACAGATGCCCATGACCTGGGGGCAGGTGTGGACCTCCATGCAGAACACGGCCATCCAGGCATTGCAGCCAGTGCTGAACGCGGTGAACTGGCTGGCGAACAATCTGTCCATCATCGGGCCGATTGTGGCCGGGCTGGCGGCGTCCTTTGTGGTGTTCCAGGTGGCGGCCCACTGGACGCAGATCGCGGCCGCAGCGGCGGGGGCCTATCATTTTGTGGTGAACCTGCTGACGATTGGGTTTGGCGTTCTGCGGGGCAGCACGGCTGCGGCTTCAGCGGCGGTGATGACCTTCAACAGCACCCTGTTTGCGTCCCCGATCACCTGGATCATCATGCTGGTGGGGGTACTGATCGGGCTGCTGTACGCAGGCGTGGCGGCGTTCAACAAGCTGACCGGATCGTCGGTCTCCGCCACAGGCATCATCATGGGAACGCTGGCAACGCTGGCGGCGTTTGTGTTCAACAGTGTGCTGGTCCCGATTCAACGGGGGTTCGCGTCCTTCGCAAATTTCCTTGGAAATGTATTCGACAATCCGGTGGCGTCGGTGAAGCTTCTGTTTTATGACATGGCCCTGACAGTCTTGGGCTTTATCCAGAATGTGGCGCAGGGGTTGGAAAACCTGATCAACAAAATCCCGGGCGTCGAGGTAAATCTCACATCCGGCATCGACAGCCTTTACAACAAGATCGCACAAGGCGCTCAGACCATCAGAAGCGAATCCGGCTGGAAGGAGTATGTCAAGGAGTGGGACTACAAGGACTTGGCGGACGCCTTTTCCGGCGGCTACAACTGGGGAAGCAATCTGTTTTCTGGCTCTTCTCAGACTTCTGCGCTGGACTATACCAACACTCCGACCTATTCTCAGGTTTCTGGAATTGCCGACAGCGTGAAGGGCATCGAGAAGTCCGTGGACATGAGCAAGGAGGACATCAGGGCCCTGGTGGATGTGGCGGAGCGGCGGTATGTGAACAACATCAATCTGACGGCTCAGACGCCGGTTATCAACATCACCGGTCAGAACACCGGCCACACGGCGGCGGACCGGCAGAACCTGGCAAACGCCATCCGGGACATCCTGATCGAGCAGGTGTCCTCCGGGGCTGCCAGGACCACGGCGCGGGCGTTTTGAAAACAGAAAAGCGGCACCCTGCGGCGCCGCGTTTCTCACTGGGCTTTTTTCAATTCGCTGATCTGCCGGGTGTGGAGGTCCACGGTTTTCTCCAGATCGTCCACACGGTCCTCGACAATGTCCATGGCCTCTTGCGGAACGAGCTTGTTGCTCATGTCTTTCAAAAGTTCCGCGAGAGCGTCAAATTTTGGATTGAAGTAAGATTCCATCATCACCATCATGCGGCTTTCGGATTCTCTGATCTGCTGCGCAATGTATTCCTGATCGTTTTGATCGAGCATCTGCATCACTCCTTACGCTGATTATACAGGAGGCGGAAATGTCAGTCAACAACTTCGGATTGTTTTTTACAAGAGACGGGACGGTGATCCGCCTGCCGGTGAACCCCGAGAAGCTGCCGGTGGCACGGGACACGGAAAACGGGGATTACAATGTCCTGGGCATCGGGCAGATCATGGTGCCCCGGACGCCGAGCCTGAAAGAGGTGACGATCTCATCCTTTTTCCCGGGCAGGCCCTTTTCCGGGGTGCTGACGTCCGGTGGGTTTCAACCGCCGGAATTCTACATCCGGTTCTTTGAAGCGGCCATGAATGACAAGGCACCCATCCTGTACACGCCGGTGCGGTACTATGAGAACGGAGAGCCGTTCATGACCGGGGACCCCGGTATGACGTGTCTCGTGACCCAGTTCAACACAGAGGAGCGGGGTGGGGAGACCGGGGATTTCTACTACGACCTGACATTGACCGAGTACCGGGATTACACCCCGGGCGTCATTCAGGTGCAGTCCCGGGGCGGCGGAATGCCTGCGGTGGCGACCACGGAGCCGTCCAGAGACATTCCGCAGGGACAGCTTGTGGTGGGGACCACGTGCATTGCAAACGGTCCCTATTACTACACCAGCTACGGCGACGAGCCCCACGGGAACGGCAACGGCCGGACGGTGGTGGTGTCCCGGATCGTGGACGCCGCCCGGGCTTATCCCATCCATGTGACCACGGAGAGCGGCGGGGCGCTTGGATGGATGAAGAGGGAGGCGCTGCAGGTGGTGAGCAACACATGAAATGCGAGCTGCTGATCGCCAACAAGCGCAGCGGGAAGGTTTGGGACGTGGTGAACTGCACCCAGACCGCCTCCTGGACCACCGACCGGACCGGGAGCCCCGGGACCTTCAAGTTCACCCTGAACAAGTGCGCGGACATCGCCTTTCTGGAGGGCGATGTGGTGCGGTTCTCCGTGGATGGGGAATTGCAGTTCTACGGCTGGGTATTCACGAAGGTCAAAAACCGCTGGGACGAGATCGAGGTCACCTGCTATGACCGGCTGCGGTATCTGAAGGCCAACGCCTCCTATGCCTTCTATGATTACAAGGCGGGGGACATGATTCGGCAGATCGCCGCGGACTTTCAGCTGGATGTGGGCGCTGTGGCGGACACCGGGTACGCCATCCCATCCTTTATCAAAGAGGACGAGACGGTGCTGGACATGATCGGGGAGGCGGTGCAGCAGACGCTGCTCAACACCGGGGACATCTATGTGTTTTTCGATGACGGGAACGGGCTGGCTTTGCGGCGACCGGAGGACATGATCTCCCCGGTGGTGATCGGGGAGCGGTCCCTGCTGACGGAGTACGAGTACAAGACCGACATTGACGAGCAGACGTACAACTCCGTGAAACTGGCCCGGCCCAACGAGGAGACCGGACGGGCGGACGTGGTGATCGCGGAGGACTCCGCCAACATCGGACAGTGGGGGCTTTTGCAGCTGTATCAGACCGTGGACGAGGACGTGAACGACGCGCAGATGCGCGCCCAGGCGCAGGCGTCCCTGGCGTACTACAACCGGCGAATGCGGACCGTGAAGGTGAATTCTCTGGGCGTCCCGGGCCTGCGGGCGGGACAGATGGTCTTGATGAAAGTCCCCGGGTTGGGCGACATCAACCTGAACCAGTATGTGCTACTGGAGCAGGTGACCCACACCTGGGAGAACGACGTACACACCATGGAATTTGAGACGATGGCGATTTGATATGGAACTGAGAGATGTTTTGCAACAGATGATCCAGGAGAACACCCGGGCGGGGCAGCCCACGGACCTGCGGATCGGGACCGTGACGAAGGCGGACCCGCTGGAGATCACCATCAACACCCAGATGGCCCCGCTGCGGGCGGGGGTGCTGCTGCTGACGGAGTGTGTGGTGGAGAAGAAGATTCCCATTTTGCAGCACACCCACGAGATACACGATACGGCCACCGGCGGGGGAGACTGCGAGCCGGCGCTGCTGGAGAGCCAGATTATCTGTCAGGAGTTCGGGAAGACCCTGCCGGTGGAAAACGGTTCTATCATCCTGAACCGCGCGCTAGCGGTGGGGGATGAAGTGATTTTACTGCGGGTGCAGAACGGACAGAAGTTCATCGTGCTGTCCCGCGTCTTTAAGGGGTGAGAGAATGCCGATATTACCGACGAGCTCGATTGACATCTCTGCGGGCGTGACTTTTCAGCAGCAGCCCTCCCGGACGTGGTACATCAACAGGGAGACCCGGAGAATACAGGGAGAGGTGGATGGACTGGCAGCCGTCCGGCAGGCGGTGGAGATCATTCTGAACGTGGAGCGGTTCCGCTGGCAGATTTACCGGCCCTACTCCGGGATGCAGTGGGAGGGGCTGATCGGCCAGGACCCGGGGTATGTGGCCTCAGAGCTTCAGCGGCGCATCACCGCGGCCCTGACCATGGACGACCGGGTGCGGGGGATTTCCGACTTTACCTATACTGCGGCCGGGAATACCCTGTCAGCATCCTTTACAGTGAACACCGTGTACGGAAGCGAACAGACCTCAGTGGAGGTGAATATCAGTTGATCGATTTTACGCAGGAGACCTATCAGAACATCCTTCAGGCCATGCTGGACCGGGTGCCGGACACCTACGACAAGCGGGACACGGCCCCCATCCCCACGGCCCTGGGCCCGGCGGCGTTTGTCATCGAGGGATTCTACCTGACATTGAATCAGGTCCAGCGGCAGGCGTTTGTGCAGACGGCCTCCGGACAGTCTCTGGATGATCTGGCGGTGATTGCGGGTCTGACGAGGTACCCCGCTTCTGCTGCGGTGCGGCTGGGCGTGTTCAATGCCGCTGTGGCCATTGGCGCACGGTTTTCCACCATCAACGGGGAGAACTCCATCAACTTCATTGTGACGGCCACAGACACCCCGGAGGACCCGGAGGATGGATTCCACTATTACCAGCTGAAGGCGGAGACAGTGGGCACCATCGGCAATGAGTACACCGGGCCGATTCTGCCCATCACCGCCATTCCCGGCCTCACCAGCGCCCAGATCACGGACATTCTGGTGCCGGGGGACGACACGGAGACGGACGAATCGTTCCGGGAGCGGATCGTCGAGGCCCTGAATGAGCGGCCCTTCGGCGGGAATATCGCCGCGTACAAGCAATATGTGGGCGGCCTGGACGGCGTTGGCAGCGTGCAGGTGTACCCCACCTGGAACGGCGGGGGGACGGTGAAGCTGTCTGTCCTGGGGGCGGACTGGCTTCCTGCTTCGTCTACTCTGGTGGAGAATGTGCAGAAGGCCGTGGACCCGCCCCCCAACCAGGGGCTGGGTCTGGGCATGGCCCCCATCGGGGCGCAGGTGACGGTGGTTGCTCCCACAGAGCTGACGGTGAACGTCTCCGCCACGGTGACGCTGGCCTCCGGCTATGAGATCGGGCAGGTGCAGCAGCCCATTGAGGACGCCATTGAGGCGTATTTGCTGACAGTGCGGCAGGCGTGGGACACCAACACCAGCGCCACCAGCGTGGTGTATGAGGCCAACGTGTACCTTGCGAGAATTACCGCGGCCATTGTAGGCGTTACCGGCGTGGTGAATGCCACGAATGTACAGCTGAATGGCGGGACAGCGGATTTGATTCTGACGGAGAGCGGCGCCACCCAGCAGGTGCCTGTGATGGGGACGGTGAGTCTAAGTGCCGGAACTTGATTATGAGATGCTGAAGCTGCTGCCGCCCTGGTATCGGGAAATTCTGGACTACCGGGAAATCTGCCGGACGGAGGAGGCGCAGCTGGAAGCCCTGGCGGGGGAGATCACGTCCGTGGCGGACAATTTCTTCTTCCAGACCATGGACCTGTCCGCGATTGAGATGTGGGAGCGGATTTTCGACATTGTACCCAATCCGCAGACGGAGGATGTGGAGTTCCGGCGATACCGGATACTGAACCGCATCACCACGAAGCCGCCGTACACGCTGGGGTTTCTGTACCAGAAGCTGGACGAGCTGATCGGGCCGGGGCTGTGGGAAGTCCATGTAGACTATCCCAACTACACCCTGTACATCGAGAGCAGTGCCCAGAATCAGAACTACGCCACGGAGGTGGCCTTCACCATCAACCGGATCAAGCCCGCCCACATTGTCTATGTGAACACGCCCTTCATCCGGAGCGGGCTTCTCCTGAGCGAGCAGATCGAGCGGCTCATTCGGACTTACAACTACAAGCTGGGTTCGTGGGGGCTGGGGGCACTGCCCTTTGCCACGGACGGCGAGAACGAGGTGGTTAAATTGCCGGAGACTCCATCCATCCAACAGGCCCTTTTGACGGGCGTGGCCGATTTTGTCAGCGGAGACGTGGCCTCTGCCAGGATCAACGGGACGGTCTCCATCACAGACCTGACAAAGAGTTTGTCGGGAAGCGTCCTGACGATTACATACACGGTGGCGGCGGCCCAAACTGCGGAGATCACGTCTGTGGAGCTGCTGGACGGGGAGGGGAACGTGCTGACGGCCTCCCAGGTCTATGTGCCGGTGGGGGACGCAGTGGTCATGAAGCATATGATTCCGGTTTCGGAAGGAGTGGTGAACAATGGCGGATAATCCGATTACTGTCAATCTTCCGGCGGACCTGCCGGAGGACTGGGCGGAAAACCAGATTGTGGCCCCGGAGGGGCAGAGCGTGGGGCTGAGCCAGCAGCACGGGTACAACTACCTGATGGAGCAGGTGAACAATGCCCAGACGGCGGCGATTCAGATCGGGGCGGCGTTTTCTGAGCTGGCCACCACGGAGGATTTGGGCGGGATGCTGACCGCGCAGATTCAGGTGACGTACAACGGGGGTGGGAACTGATGGCGATTTATCGGTGGCGGAAAAGCACACCTGCCCATAGTATTAACGAGATAAGTACCGGACATACACGAGAGACCATTTGTGATTTTGGGACTACTCCCCCTACAGGTGCAAAAATTAAATACGCATCATCTGTAACAGTTGACAGTAATGGAACTCTTTCTTTAGTTTCTCCTGCTTCAGTTAATTGTAGCTGGGAATATGGTACAAATGTGCCTCTGAACGGCAAGACATATGTGCAAGTCGATTCGGGAACTATTTACATGATAGAGCTTACTGGCCAAATATATACCTCCAGGTCAGGAGGGGATGGTAGCGATTACATTGTTGTTTTAGATACAAATACTGCTAAGCCTGTCTATTTAGTAAGTATAGGCTCTTTAACAGCAGGTAGTTTTATCGACTACATTTACTCCACCAATTCTACCGCATACCCCAACGGCGGGGTGAAGGACGGTTACTATTACGACCAGCGGGCAGAGCTTAGTTTTTCTACCATTATCAACGTCCCGCCACAAGCCATGCAAGGCAATCAGATTACGGTGTCCTGGACGGCGGTTGACGGTGCTGACAGCTACATCTTGGAGCGCAAGGCGGACACGGACGCTGACTGGGTGCAGGTCTATTCCGGGGCGAATCTGACTTTCAGCGAGGTCGTGGGCACCTGGACGAGTGTACAGTACCGTGTCAAGGCTGGCGTCTCCGGCACCTACGGGGACTACACTACCAGCGCCTCTGTGCCTGTGGTATCCGCCTCCGCTGTGGTGATCTCCGGCTCTGACGGGAATCTGGGGACCCTGACCGACGATGTGACATACACGGTCTCTTCCAGCGGCGACAAGGCCCTGACGGTGGTGGAGACCATCAACGGCACGAAGACGAGGACATTTGCGGCGGTCAACGGCGGCACCAACCGTATCAGCGTGATTGACCTGCCGACGGGAAGCGGCACCATCAAGATTACGGCATCCACCAATCCCGGCAGCGGTGTGGTGACGGTGACGCGCAACTGGACGTACTCCAAGACGGCGCCGACGTTCGCGAATGCGGGGAGCACGGCTCAACTGCAACAGAATGGGATGAACATTTTCCCGCTGACACTGTGGGAGTGTGTATGTGGAGCCGAAGATCATGATCCGACAAAGTACGGACTTGGGGCTATCAGCGCACGGCTTAATGCAAGCAACGACCTAAACGCCATCTGGGAAAATGGCTGGTATCATTGGGATTCAAGTGTTCCGCAAAATGCTCCTGACATGGCACCCGGAGACGGTGGGTCAGGCTACATATTTGCGCGGGTTACAAATTATGATGCCCAAAATGTGCTGCATGAATATTGGTCACTTAACCAAGAGGCACAAAATCAAGCACGTCGCATCTGCAGGAATGGCACCTGGGGGCCGCTCGAATGGATCAATCCCCCCATGCAGTTGGGCATCGAGTACCGCACCACTGAGCGCCACAATGGCA